CCACCACACTTGTCATATGGTGTGGCCACATATACACATTGTCGGTTGTGTATTTCAGTTGCCAATGATTGATTTCTGGAAAAAGAAAATTGAACTTATCGTAATCTATGTTTAGATTGATAATAGGCTGCGTGAAGTGCAAGTCTAGTCTGGTGTGAATCACAAAATCTAAATCTTTATCATCCAACAATCTAAACGCATTTATTTTTGATGTGAAGGGTGTAGAACCTTCTTTTTCTGAGTATATCACCTGATGTGGTTTAATCAGGTCCATCATCTCATTCTTTATGTCATCAGTAGTCTCGTAAGTGGAGATATAGATGAAACATTCGTTGTCTTTTGTGTATGGTTCTATAACATTCCGATAAATGTTGGACCAACAATGTCTGTAATCCTTATCCTGTACATTCTCACGACCTTGATAAGAATCTCTCAATAAACCATAAAGACAGAAGCCTATTTTTTTACCACTCACCATAATAATTTTCTATTTATATTAAAACTCAAAACCCAACAAAAAAACTTAAAATGTTGGATTCCATATATACGTCAATCGTAATTCCAATTTCCAGTAGAGGCTTCTTGTCCTTTACTGTATACTTTATCAAATTCGACCACCAGTTCCGTTGGAATTTTACCAAACATCGCATGTTCCAGGTCTACGTGGTTTAAATAATCAAATATACCACTCAAGATTTCAATGTGTGTATCTATCAGTGATGCACAATACGAATACAGTCTGGTATTATATAGATGTGTACATTCCTCGTAAGGAACTGACATCCAAGTTGGTACACGTTTCTGGAATACGTATTTACCTTTTAGGTTTTCATATTGATTAATATCAAAACCATCATAAAGTTCCATTCGTCCAGTTATCTTAAATATTCTATCATACACTTTAAATCGTTCATCATTTTTAATTGTTTGTAAAAATAACAAAGTCATTAAAGATTCTGATTGACTTTTAGCACGTGCCAATGATAATTGCACCATATCATTATGTTTACTAAGGTCCATGAAATAGTTGACTGATGGAACTATCTCATTCTTAACTTCTTCGGATAAACCATTAACAGAAACGTCAGCCAAAAAGATATCAGCATCAGGTGCATATTGTCTGATAGATTTTATAGTGGCTTTAGTTTGTTCTACACGGTCACCAGATGCAAAAACCCCATAAGAGGGGTTTAATGCCGATGTAATTAGAAAGAGTGGTTTCATTTCGTATTATTAAAATCTTGTAGAATGACAAAAGCATCTAGACCTTTTTGGTGGTCTGGAATTCTATGAAACTCAAACAGTTCTGGTTTATCAATAGTGGACATCAACATCAGAGTCTGGTCATCGTCAACCATTGTTTGGTCTAGTAACTTCTTCATCTGAATTGCCATCAGTTCTTCAAACTCAGGCCAAACTGTTTTACCGCCAACAATCTTCGCACCAAGAATATACACATCATTATTTGCAATAACGTTTTTAATATCCTGTCCATCATAGTCTTTGTAATTGAATACATGCATTTTAGATGCGTCAAAATCATATGACCAAGACTTACTCTCGGGAATCTTATCTGGTGTACGGCAGTAACCAAAATCCAACCATGAAATTAAGTCATTGCTGACTAGGTTGTACTTGATGGCCAAACTAACAAAAGTTGCCTTTAAGAAATTAACCAACACATAGTCTGTACTCCAATACTCTGGATTGGAACGTTGTTGTGGATTAATTGACATCTGATAAGAATCACTTCTCTGAACATTACTAATCGCTTCACGCAATTGTTCATATTGTTTTAGAATGTCAAAGTGTACAAACTTAATGTTGTTCTTTGTGTTGAGTGGTTGCAACAATTCAATAATTTCTGGTGTAGAGAACACCACGATTTCATTATCCAATTGTGTCAAATGTGAAAACCGTTCAATGTAAGTTTCGTTTGTTCGGTGTAGATAATGTGGCAATCCCTTATCTGGTGTCCAGTCACCACGGCCGATATCATAAAATGCAGTTACAATACTAATATTAGGCATATTTTTCCAGTATAAATTTCTTCCATTCAGGTACACGGTCATATTGGTGAACAATATAGAACTCGTTACCGCCAGCTGTCACGACTTTACCATCTCTAAAACTTGGTGGCATTTCTAACCATTTAGATTTGAATTGTTCAACTTTAGTTGGGTCTGCCATAGTACCTGCTTGACAGGTCCATGCAGCATTTTGTGGTGCAGTCATTGTTGCGTTTTTATATGGTTGTGTTTGAATCAACATATTAAAGACAACTTGGTCAACGATTGGAATTGGTCGGTTAATACCATTAATGAAAATATTGAATACGATATCTTTCATGTATTCGGATGTGCCACCGATTACACCGCAACAACAAATCAAACTATCTTTGAATCTGTCATATACGTATTGACCGTAGGCCTGCATCATGTTCTCTGCATTCCATGGTTCATCTTTATACAACATAGATTCGGATGGTGCAACCAAATGTGTACCGTTACGGCCGATATTATTGTTCTCCATCCATTCAAAAGGATTTCGTTGAAAGATAACATCTTTAACATCAGTTGTAATAACGTAGTTGAATTTTGCCCAGTTTGTTCTTAGATATTCATAGATAGCCAAGAAACGTAGTACGTGAACTGGAATGTTGGCTTGAGGCATTTGAACCAATTCAAAACCATTTGATACAAGCCACTTTTGTGTTTCTTCATTGATATTACTGATACACATTACTTTGTGTGCATCAGGCATGGTTTCTTTAATTGACAATACCCAAGGTTTAATTTGTTCGATGCCGTAATTAAAGATGCCACCAATGATTAGATTTTTTTTCTCCATGGGAACTCTCCATTATATTTTTGTTTCATAAATTCATTACCTTGTAGGAAGAAATCCTTTTGTACAGACAATTGTGTATTGCCTGTTCGGTAATTCAGTGTATATTCACCGTTAGTATCATACTTAGTATTGTTAGATTTTAACACATGCATAAGCATTCTGTCAACTTCAGGAACACCAGGTTCTCTTGCTTTACGGTACCAAATTGGACTTAACTGTAACGCTAGTTGTTTTGGAAAGAAGTAACAACCAACATCAACAAAGTTATCATTGATACAAGAGGTCCACTTACCTAATGATTCACAATCGTCATTACAGACATAGTTGCCATCAGTATCAGTAATCTTTCTCAATGAGTATGCCCATTGGACTCCGGTCTCCATAACCTTCATCAAGGACTCAATATGGGTTGGTTCCAACCAATTATCCTCGTCCAGATAACAGATGTACTCACCTTTGGCCAGGAATGCACTGGCGCCATACATCCTGTGTCCATTGAATCTGTCTGTACCGGTTGGGTAGGGTAGGTCAATAACATCTATGCCTGTATATTCGGAACAAATGACACGACCTTTTGGTTGTCCGTCCACGAAGATTAGATGTTGTATATTTTCATATGTTTGATTTTTGACAGACTCAATTGCCTGTCTCAAGTATGGTGCACCTGTTGTAGGTGTCACCACAGTCACCAATGGTTTCATAATTACTCTCTAGTTAGTTTCAGAATTCTCTCTATTTGTTTATCCAAGGCAGGTTTGCGATTTGGCCAAAAGATGTATTCTTTATCTCCAGTATCACGGAGTTTTTCAAGAAATGGAATGATTAGTGATTCCAAATCTTCCAATTTTTGTTGATAATGTAATGCAGTTTCATCTGAAGCAATTTCTGCTTTGCGATTAATACGTTCTTCATATTCTTCGGCAGAAATTGCCGAGAAACCAAAATCGTCATCTAAATTTTTTGTTGCCATATTAATGTAGTCCACATTCTTCTTTTAATAGTTTCTTAAATCCATCATTTAAAGTTCCTTGGAACTGTGGTTGTGGAGTGAAAGCACCCTTATAACGAATCTCTAAATCTAATAGTGTAACATTACCACGTTTTAGTTGCAAGAAGATTTTAGCTGCATCAGCTTCTGCCTTCTTACTTTCATTCAAGACGATTTCATATTTACTATTCTTAAACTTGTCTTGGATGCGTGTCAGACCACATAACGTAGTTTTTAATGGCAGTACTGTTGCTTTGCCAATTGTAACATCACCTTTCTTATTCACATCACCTACACCAGTGACTAAAAAGAAATTGAATCTGTAATTACCCAAGTCTTTCGCTTCCATTTCTTTGAACAGTTGTGTTTTCAGAATGATGTTGATAAGTGATTCAGCAAAAAGGTCTGAATACTTGTTCATAACCTTGACGAATTCTTTCCATAAAGGATTATCTTTTTCTGCCAACTTTTTGTTCACAAAATAACGCATTGAGTTTACATCTTTTGTGTTTCCATCTTTGTATCCATCCAATGCACGAGCCGAACCTTTTGTGTCAATATAAGAACGGTCAAACAATTTCTTATCACGTTTCTTGGCTTCAAATAACTCTTTACGACCTTGTGGTGTTTTCTTCAATTGGTCAAAATTGTCGATATGGTCTTTTAAGATTATGCCTCTTTCTACGGCTTCAATAACCAAACCCGAAAAGTAATTGACACGAATCGTTGCAAGTTCTTCTTTGATGGAGTCAAATTGTTTACCATCCAATACAGAGTCGAATGCTTTGTTGATTAGTGTTGGTTCACCAGCATTTGAATTGCGTTTCTTTTTGAGTGAAAGTCCGTAGAAGGTTTCTTTATCAGCAGTAGCAATAACGTCTGCTGAGTTATAGTCTTCGAAACCATATGCTGAAACACGGAACTTTTCAACTTCTTTTGGCCATACGTTACCCGTCATATAGATGTTTGGTGATAAGTTTCTTCCACCAGTTTCACCCATACTAGCCAAAATCTCTCTCACACCAAGTGCAGCAGAAATACCACCAGCCAAGTCTTTCAACATTTCCGGTTCATTTTCATCCATCAATTCCGTGAAACCTTTTTCAATGGAACTGCTACCGAAATGAATTGTTTTGTCTGTGTGCTTGGTGATTTTCTGACGAGCATCAATCATCAACTTACGTAGACCGGTAGCATCCTTTGAATATTCAGCCAATTCATTGTTCGGATACATCAGTGCCGCTGCCATCATTATCTCTGACGCTTCATATGCCATTTATAACCCCAAATAAAAATATTTATCTAATAATTTGAATCTCTTTACCTGAAGTCCAGACCTCAAGTTCAGTTCTCAAACGACTTTCAGATTGTAGTGTATCATAACGATTGATGGCCTTTTTACGCCACCATTCAATCAAGTTTGCCAGTTTGTGTTTTTCGTAGTTTTCACCAGGAATAAGCACGTCCGTCTTACAGTTGACATAATCTTTCATGTTCTTAAAACCATAGTCAGAATGGTAATAACGTTTCTGCTCTGTCAACCCTTTTGCTTTCTCAATCGTTGCTTTGAATGTGTCCGCTTCAGGTGTACCTTTAAGTGCTGCTTTAGTAAGGGATATAATCTTCATGGAGATTTTTAGTTTCTTACTAGAAGCATCATCTTCAACCAAAGGACCAGTTTTTGCTTGGACATAATCACGGAGTTCCGAATAGGGTTTACCGTGCATCATAGGCAAGAAATCACTGTCTGTCAAGCCATCATATCTGATATAAGGTTTCAAACCATCATATTGTGATACAGTCTTAGAACTACCATACAAACTGGTAGTCTCAAACAAACACAGATTCATTCCATACTTCTTGTTGACAATCTCACGCACTTCATGTGAGGTACAAATCAAAGCCAACAACTTACCACCAAGGTAATTATAACCAAATGGTTGTGCAGGTACGATAACGAAACCCATCATTGCAGAGTTGTTGAATCGTTTACCCCATTCAGGTTGTTGTGTAAAGACTTGTCCTAAAAGTGTATTACGAGGTTTACAGTTGATTACAGGAGAACCAAGTCGAATGAAACCAACATACTTTCCAGTAGTGGTTTCTTTCACAGCCAACTTCACATTACGGCCGACAGGTGCAATATTCACGTGTGAGG